ACTACGAAGCAAAATATGGATGCCCTGCCTACGCGATATACATAAAGCAGAAGATAGAGAGTGAAGATACTTTCTTTGCTAGTGTAAATTCTGGTGGCTTTAATGCCTATGCTCCAGCTTATGAACTATGTAAGCTAGAACATTTACGCCAGTATGGAGTAAAAATAGAGAGGTTGTAAAAAATAATTCTTGACAAGATGGTTAAAAGTGACGTATAATATCTTTTCAAATAAAGGAGAATACCATTGGGCGACCGATTCTATGCTCAACAACTACAAGCTCTGGGCAATTGCCCAGGAAATAAAAACCCTAACAAGAGGACACGCAAAGTGGCTTGGGACGACGATAAAAAAGCAGAAGCAGTAACATTATACGAAGCAGCAGAACCAACTCCAGAAACATCTATGGAGATTGTAAAAGACATTGCAGAAGAATTAGACGAGTCACCTAACGGTGTTCGTATGATCTTAACAAAAGCTGGCGTTTATGTTAAGAAAACCCCTGCCGCTAAATCTAGTGGTGGAGCTACAGGTGGAGGAGCTGGTGGTACGCGAGTATCTAAAGCTGCCGCAGCTGAGGCGCTCATAGCAGCACTCGGTGATGCCGGACAACCTGTAGATGAAGAGATCATTGCCAAGTTAACTGGTAAAGCATCTCAGTACTTCACTTCGATTCTAGTAGCTATTAACGAAGCGTAAGTACCCATAACCCTACTAGGTTCGCCTAGTGGGGTCTTTTTACATCTGATAAAAACACCTTGTATTAGTATGATCACAATAAAGATTGCTGAAATACTAACCAAGGAGTAATTAGTGAAAAAGCAAGAGCTGGCACGCTTAGTGCACGACTATGGGGATGCCGTTATTACTTATCGTAGCGAACACTCCAAAAAACTAAAGTACAATGTTTGTACTTTAAACTTTACAACTCCCTATATTCAGAAAAAGAAGAATAGAGCCAAGGAAACTGACGACACTCTTCTTTTCTTCTGTTGGGATACAGATTCATATCGCTTACTACGACCTTCAAATGTGTCTAGTGTAGTTCCTCTCTCCTCTATTCTCAAGAATGAAGGTAGAAGATAATGGACTTACATCAGGCTCCTGAAGCATACTCTCGTGTTATACACTATGATAAAGTTAAAGAAATTCAGATAAGACTCACCATCAATACCTTTCGAGGAATAGAGTATATGCACTTACGCAAATACTATATGGACTTTGATGAAGAGTGGAAGCCTACTCCCGAAGGAGTTGCTATGCCATTGGACCTCTCTAATTCAAGAGAGATGTTTGCAGGGTTACTAGAGATATTATCCCTCGCAGAATCCAAGAGCCTAGTACAAGAACATTTTGCAGATCTTATTCAGGATCTATATAAATAGTTCTTGACAATCTTCCTAAAGTCCCGTATAATATACTTTCTTATTTAGGAGAATACCATGCAGGACTTTTTAGACAGAATGAGTGAGTTGTACTACGAAGGTACACCTGCTATCTCTGATGCGGAATTTGATATTCTCGCAGACAGACATAGCTATAACAAAGTAGGTTACACTGTTACTGATGCGGTTTCGCATACGTATCAAATGTACTCTTTGCAGAAGTGCTTCGATATAGACAACTCTCCTTTGAATGTTGAAGATTGTCAGATGACTCCTAAGTTGGATGGTGCAGCAGTGTCTCTGTTATATGTCAACGGTACTCTTGAACTAGCCCTCACTCGTGGGGACGGTATTCAAGGCCGAGACATTACTGATAAGATGCGTGAGTTAGTCCCTAACGAGATTAGCGATACTCGTCTTATTCAGATTACAGGAGAAGTTGTTGCCCCAAGTAGTGTACCTAACTCGCGTAATTTCGCTTCGGGGTCACTCGGACTTAAAGGACTTTCGGGTCTTGAAGAGTTCCGAACTCGCCCCCTAGTATTTGTTGCATATGATGCTACCCCACACCTTGCTTTAAATTATGCTTGCTCTCTTGAGGTCTTGCACAAGTTTGGCTTGAACGTGGTTACTCGCTTTAAAGCAGTCGCCTATCCTACGGATGGTTTAGTATTTCGTATCAAAGCAAATGAAAAGTACGATGAGTTAGGTCACACTTCTAAACACCCGCGAGGTGCCTTTGCTCTGAAAGAGCAGGTTGCTGGAGTGGAGACCACGCTGCTAGATGTTGTATGGCAGTTGGGTAAGAGCGGAGTTGTAAGTCCAGTAGCTATCCTAGAGCCTTGTGTTATAGGGGAAGCGACAGTGGCACGAGCAACACTGCACAATATTGAGTATATACGCGACCTTGATTTAGAGTTAGGGTGTAGAGTAGAAGTTATACGTTCTGGTGAAATCATACCTCGCATAGTAAGACGCTTAGATTGATTGCTACCTTTAGAAAAATAATTCTTGACAGAAACCTTAAAAACCCGTATAATACATATTCAATCTCAGAGGAAGACAAATGACGATAATCGAAGCCCCAACAAACTGCCCTTCGTGTAGTTCGGTGTTAGAAGAAGTCAACCATCTTCTGTATTGTAGAAATCCGCATTGCGGTGAGAAAGTTGCTAAGCTCATTGAACACTTTGCAAAGACACTCAAGATTAAAGGTCTCGGCCCTAAGTCGATTGCTAAACTAGACATACGCTCTCTCGAAGAGATTTATGAATTAGATGCACTCGAAATAGCGGAAGCCCTAGGATCAGAGAAACTTTCGGCAAAGTTAGTAGATGAGTTGCAACGCTCTCAGAGTGCACCACTAAATGTACTCTTACCTGCTTTTAGCATTCCTCTTATCGGGAAAACAGCAGCGAATAAATTATCAAAAGTTTGCATTGATATAGATGAAATAGACTACGATATATGTCGCGAAGCTGGTCTCGGTGAGAAGTCTACAGCCAACCTTTTACAGTGGCTAGAGATGGACTTCTATCAAGTAAGTATGTTACCTTTTAGCTTTAAGTTTACAAGATCTGAGAGCAGACCTGTTAATACATCAGTCAACACTGTATGTATCACGGGTAAGTTAGTAAGCTACAAAACTAAAGCAGAGGCTCACGCAGCTCTAGAAGCTGTAGGACTTAATGTAAAATCAAGTCTGACAAAGGATGTCACCATCCTAGTAAACGAAAGCGGGATTGAATCCGCAAAAACTAAGAAGGCCAGAGATGCTGGCGTTCAAATTGTAACTAACCTTAAAACTCTCACTGGAGAATAAATATCATGGCACTACCTAAGTGGACTGATGAGCGCACTACCGCTCTTACTGATTTTGTCGGTGGCGAAAGCCCCGTATCCCAAGCTACTGTTGCGGAAGCAGCTGTACAACTTGAAACCTCTACTCGTTCTATCTCTAGCAAATTGCGAAAGATGGGTCATGACGTAGAGCTGGCTTCTGCCAGTGCTTCACGCGCATTCACGGATTCGCAAGAAGCTACCCTAGCTGCCTTTGTTGCTGACAACAGCGGCACCTACACTTACGCAGAGATTGCTGGTCATTTTGAAGATGGTCACTTTTCCGCTAAGTCAATCCAAGGCAAGATTTTGTCTATGGAACTGACTGGTCACGTTAAGCCAGCTCCTAAAGTTGAAGCAGTACGCACGTACTCTCCATCTGAAGAAACTACTTTTGTATCTATGGTACAAGACGGTGCCTTCGTAGAAGCTATTGCTGCTGAACTAGACCGCTCAGTAAACTCTGTTCGTGGTAAGGCTCTTAGCCTCCTTCGTTCAGGCGACATCGACGCTATTCCTCGTCAGGAAACTACCAAAGGCGCTTCTAAAGAAGATCCATTGGCTGGTATTCTTGATATCGGTAGCCAGACTGTCGAAGCTATCGCAGAGCAAATTGGTAAGACCGCCCGTGGCGTTAAGACTATGCTCACTCGTCGTGGCCTTTCAGCCGCTGACTATGATGGCGCTTCTAAGAAAGAAAAAGCTTCAGCTTAATCCTTCTTAGTACCTAAGGGCAGACTCTTCGGAGTCTGTTCTACATTTTAGATTTGAAATCGGGAGACTTTCATTGAACATTGCTAGTGCGCTTATTAAGCAGACGCTTACACTACAGGACTTTCAGACCTGGAGTGTGGCGCATAAGCATTACTTTGCAGCTGAGTATCATAGCCTTTATAAGGTTATTGATAAGCACTGTGAAGATTTTCATAGAATGCCTACGATTGAAGATCTAAAGTTTGAGATTCGTGATTCAGCTACTCGTGACAAACTGTTCGCAGTGGAAGCAGTGGAGGTCGATGCCGACCCTCATATGCTTCTCGAGTATCTGAAGAACGAATACACTCAAAAAGAAATTCTGGACTCACTAGAAGATTATATTGAAAACTCTGTTGCATTTGAGAATGCTCAAGAGTCTGTCAATCATCTTCACCAAATCGTAATGGATGTCGAAGACAAAGTTGATTTGGAAGACCCACAAGAAAGTATGCAACGTATTGACTTGTTTGAGCCAGAAGAAGATTTAGCCAGATACATACCACTCGGTCTAAACGAAGAGTACGACTACGAAATACAGTTCTCACCTAGAGATCTTGTTATGTTCGGAGGTCGCCGAGGGGCTGGCAAGTCAGTAATTTGTGCTAATATCGCTAACGCAGTTTACGCTTCAGGTAAGTCGGCTATGTATTTCACTATTGAAATGGACAGCCGATCTATCCTCCAACGATGTTGTTCCATAGCTACCGAAGTTCCTTTTGCTCGTCTACGTACTCAGAATCTGAGCGTAACAGAGTGGGAGAAAGTTGCTGGCTGGTGGGCAGGTCGTTATGTTGATGGGCAAGACCGCTTGAAGGACTATAGAATACATCGTGACTTTGAGAAGTTGCATACATCGCTAAAGAACACCTGTGAGCTCCTCCCGACTCAACAGCTGGACATAGTGTATGATCCTGCACTTACTCTCTCCAAAATTCGTGCGGAGCTTGACAAAAAAGTTAAGCCTATGAATGTTGGTGTCATTATTGTAGACTATATTAATCAGGTAAAGCGGTCGAGTCTCCCCTCGCGTGGGGGTCAATATGACTGGACAGAACAAATCGAAGTAAGTAAAGCGTTAAAGTCGATGGCACAAGAGTATGATTGTACAGTAGTTTCCCCTTATCAAACAGACGCAACTGGTGAAGCACGATTCGCTAAAGGTATTCTTGATGCGGCA